AACGGAGTCAGGATCGTCTCGCCGGGATTGGTGCGCATGTCCGCGAACCGGCGCGGGACATCGAGCTGGAGCGGGTGGACGTGGCGCTCGTCCTCGTCGTCGGCCGCCTCGCGGTAGGGCAGCACGGCCATCACGTCGCGCTTATCCCACTGGCCGAGGTTGCCGCGGATGTCATCCCAGACCGATGAGGCGTACTGCCGCCAGACCCACTGCGAGTACCTGTTCTCGATCTGGCTTCCGGCCCAGCCCTTGTAGCGCATGACCTCGGCCGGCGGGACGCTCGCCCCGTAGTAGGTCCGGAATCCCCGCTCGTGGGTGACCGGGACGGGATTCTCGCCCTGCCGCCGGAAGATCAGCAGGTAGTCGGCGGACGCCAGGCCCGCGACCGCGCAGTCCTCGACGGTGGTCTGGTGCGTCAGGTCTTTCACCATCGTGCGGTTGCGGACTGCGAGCGGCTCTTTCCAGATGACGTGGCGCCCGGCGTAGTCGAAGCCGTGCTGGTGGTGCAGCCGGATGATGTCGCCGGGGAAGTCGGCCAGGGCGTCGCCGCCGGAGTTCCCGGCCGCCACGTCGGTGCAGTGCACCGCGGACACGCGGCCGGCCATGGTCAGCCGGGCGACCTCCGCGACGACGAAGCCGTAGTGCTCGAGGAATTCCTCGTAGCTGCGGCTGTTCGACAGGTCCCGGTCTGACGACGAGTAGTGGTACATGCCGGGGTTGACGCCGCCGGGCCGGGCGAACGGCAGCGAGTACACCGAGCCGTGCACCGAGCCGGACGGCAGGGCGGACATCACCTCCACGCAGTCGCCGCAGTAGGCGGCGTACCGGTCGGTTACCTGCTGGTCTAGGACGCCGCCCATGCCGGCACCTGTGCTTCCTGGTCGTAGGTCTCGGCCCGCGGCACGGCGCGTGCTTCGCGCATGTGGCGGGTGAGCGAGTCGAACATCTGGTCTGCCTGGGCGGCCTTGCGCTCCAGGTTGCGGAATACGTTCGCTGAGCCGGTGGTGGTGATGGCATCGACCGTGACGGGGTGCTGCTGGCCGAACCGCCAGCAGCGGCGGACGGCCTGGTACCACTGCTCGTAGGAATGAGATGGGAAGTAGGTCATGCGGTGGCAGTGCTGCCAGTTCAGGCCCCAGGCGCCGAGAGACGGCTTGGTGACCAGGACCCGGATCTCGCCGCGGCTGAACGCCGCGAGCTTCTCTTCCTTCTCTTCCGGCGACGCCGAGCCGGTCAGCTCGACCGCGCCACCGATCAGCCCGGCCAGCAAGCGGCTCTCGTCGTTCAGGTGGCACCACGCCACGCCGGTCGGCGCGTCCTCCAGCAGCCCGGCGGCCATCTCGCACCGCTCGGCGATGGTGCGCCGGGTTTCCTCGCGCTCGGCGTGCAGTCCGGTCACCGGCACGTCGAACAGCGCCCCCGGCTGCGGCGTGCGGGCCTCCACGACATGCCGCCGGACATCGAGCGGGGGCAGCGCGAATCCGGCGTCATCGAACCCGAGGTCGGAAGGCCGGCGGCAGGCCCTGGCCCACGAGCTGACCCAGCGCCAGAACGAAGCCTCGGCATGACCGCGGAACCGCCATTCCTCGCCCGCCGACGGCCTCCACCGGCCGCCGCGGCTCGTCCCGGTACGCTCCTTGTTGGTGAAGAACCGGCTGATCATGTCCTGGTAGCCCAGGTAGCCGAGAGCCTCGCTGGAGGTGCCCAGCTCGACCGTGCTGTTCGGTGCCGCGGTGGCCGTCCCGAGCAGCCGGTACGGGATCGACCGGGCGAACTCGGTGACCATGGCGCGGCGCATCCCGTCGAAGGACTTAATGGCGCTCGACTCGTCGCACACCACCCCGCCGAGCCGGCCGGCGTCGAAATGCTCAAGCCGCTCGTAGTTGGTGATCGTCACCCCGGCGGGGAGTTTCCCGTCGCGGGAGATCTCCGCATCGACGCCGAACTTGCGCGCCTCGCCGGCCATCTGGAACGTGACCGCCAGCGGCGTGAGCAGGAGGACGGGCTTGCCGGTGTGCTCGTAGACGTTCCGGGCCCACGTCAGCTCCTGGCCGCTCTTGCCCAGGCCGCAGTCCTCCAGCAGCGCGCTCCGGCCTTTCGAGAGAGCCCAGCCGGTCAGGTGCGCCTGGAACGGGAACAGCCGCTCCGGCATCCACGACGGCCCGAATCCCGTGCCGCCGTCGTCCTGCGCCTTGGCGGCCAGGAATTCCTGGTAGGTGGTCATCTGGCACTCCAGGGCTTGACGGGTGTATATACATCACCTATGGTGTGCATACACCGAGCGGAGGAAAAGACATGAGCCACTACGGCAGGCTGATCTGCGAGATCACCGGCACCACCGACCCCGCGACCGCGGATCTCATCGAGAACCTGATGCGAAGCGAGCGCACCGGCCTGGACGGGCTGGACGAGCGCCAGTTCCGCGACGCCGTCATCGAGGCCGTGGCCGACGCCGCCGAGCTGGATCGCTCCGGCCAGCTCGCCATGTACTGCGGCGCGATGGGCCTCACCGTCCCCGCCGCCGCTGCCTGAGATGGCACACGGCGAGAGAGCACCCGGCGTCCGCGGGCACCTGGTGGCAATGCACGACGACCTGTGGAACGCCGCGGCGGCCAGGGCGAAGCGCGAGGGAATCCCGCTGTCCGAGGTGGTCCGGCGCAAGCTCGCCGAGTACGTCAGCGAGCCAGAAGCGGCCGGGGCGAACGACAGCGCGCTCAACTGACCCCCTCCATCCTGATAAGCCGCACCCTGGCATCGCAGACAGCGCACTTCCACAGGCCGGCCTGGCGGTCCAGGGAGATCACCCGGTCCCGGTGACGGGCACAGAGAGGCTGACGGTCAGGAGAGCAGCGGCAGGGCTGCTCCCAGACCGCTACGGCGACTGCCTCCAGGGCGCACGGGCCGTCCTCCAGCCAGGCGCAGGGCTCGGCGGGGTCGTCTTCTGCGAAGGTCACCCGGGACAGGTCCAGGGCCTCGGCTACGGCGGTCATGCGACACGCTGCCTGGTGCCGGCGCGCCTGGCCGCCAGGTACTCCCACGCGGCGGCGGGGACCATCGGGAGGAGAACGCCGAGGGCGACGGCACCCTGCCGGGGCACGACGCCGTTGCCGATGATCCGGAGCTGCGCGGACCGGGACACGCCCGGCACGGCGGTGACCCAGCCGGGCTCGGGGGGATCCATCATCCACTCGGCGAACGCCGGGTTCAGCACGGCGCCGTAGAGGCCGAGGCGGATCATCGCGGTCGCGGCCCAGCCGTCGAGCCCGTGCTTCCAGGCGCACTCGCGGACGCGCTGCCTCGTGACCGTGCCGGGCACTGTCGGCGACGGCGCGGGCACGCCGGTCACGGCCTCCCACCGGCGGACCGCGGGCTCGTACTTGCCCCAGCGGGACGACTCGGCCGCCTCGCCGGCGACACCCGCCAGGAGCATGGCCTGCTCCTCCAGCGTGCCCCGGTCTCGCGCGCCCCTGGCCTGCCGGGCGCGGACGGACTCGACAGAGTCGTAAACGATGCCGTCGGCCGCGCGGGGCGTGCCGAGCAGCGCGACCGCCTCGGGCAGGTCGGCGTCCCCGGCGCGCGGGTACGTCAGGCTGGTCCGGTCGCCATCCGCCGCGGTGGGCGTCGGCAGCATCTCGTGCTCCACCTGGTCGGCGAGCGTCGGGCCGTGGCCGCCGGCACGGCGCTTGTCCGGGTGCTGTGAGCCGCCGTTGACGGCGAGCTGCGCGGTCGGGGTCTTGAGCAGCGCGCCGAGATCGCGGCCGCGATTCCCCGCTGCTGATGACGGGGACGGCTCCATGCCGGCGCGGTTGGTGACCAGCGGTGTCGGAAGGAGCTCGCAGTCACCAGGCTGCCGGAGCCCGTTGCGTGCCAGGACGCTGAGCGAGGTGATGGCGTGCCTGGTGCCGCCCGTCATCGCCGCCTTCATGGCCATGTGGGCTTCGGGGGTCTTGCCGTCGTCGCGGGCGGTAACTGTCGGCAGGAGGACATCGCCGATTCCGCCGAGCAGCGGCCCGGTGCGGCTGGACTTGCGGCCGTGGGTGGCGTCGGGTGTCGGCAGCGCGGGGACGGGCAGCGCGTACATCACGCCGGCCGCCATGCGGCCCGTCGCGGGGATGCGGCCCGCGTACGGCACCGCGCCGAACAGGTCGTCGGCGCCCCACCAGCCGCCGTCGCGGCATTCCGCCAGCGGCCGGCCGCCGTTTCCGGGGGCGCCGAGATCGTCGCGGACGGCGACGCAGAACAGGCGCGCCCGGCGGTGCGGCGCCCCCGCCGCCGCCGCGGTGACGAGCGTCCAGCAGGCCCCGTATCCGGCGGCGCCCAGGCCGGCGAGGACCACGTCGAACCCGAGGGACAGGTGGCCCTGGACGTTCTCCAGCACCAGCAGCGGCGGCCGGCAGGCGCGGATGCCGCTGAGGATGTGGGGCCAGAGGTGACGCGGGTCGCCGGCGCCATTCCGCTGGCCGGCCTGGCTGAACGGCTGGCACGGGTAGCCGCCGGTCCAGATGTCGGCCGGGGTCGTGGCGGCCCAGTTGACGGCCTTGATGTCGCCGAGGTTCGGGACGCCGGGGAACCGGGCGGCGAGCACGCGGGAGGCGTCAGCATCAAGCTCGGCGCACCACGCCATCCGGGCCGGCAAGAGCATCGCCAGGGCCGTGTCCAGCCCTCCGTAGCCGGCGCACAGCGACGCGACCGTCAGCCCGGCGCTCACCCCGCACCCCCCGGCTGCAATGACGGGCCCACGAGGTCGGCCATGTCGGCGAAGTGCACTAGGGGGACGCGGCCCGGCGTCCCGCAGGTGTCGGATGCCTGGCGCTTGTACCGTCGGCCGAAGGGGACAGCGGCGATCCAGGCGACAGCCAGCCAGGCGATGCCGGGGGTCACGGGGTCACCGCGGCCTGCTCGGTGACCTCGGAGGCGCGCTGCCGGGCCAGCGTCACGGCGGCGGCCAGGAAAGACGCGCTCGCTGCCGAGTCGCCCCGGCGCTCCGTCACGCCCCGGAGCACCTGCGAGACCGCCCGGCCCGGCCTGGGCGCGCGCTGCTCCAGCGCATCCGCAAGCTCGTTAAGCTCTGCGGCCACGTAGGCGTCAGCGGCGGCGAGGATCGCGGACACGCCGGCGTCGATCGCGGCCACGTCAGCGCAGGAGTCTTCCTCGCCGGCGCCGCGCCTGAAGGCCAGCGCGCGGTAGACCTCGGCGGCCAGCGCGTCGCGGGGGGTCATGACGTTGCCCTTTCCGGGCCAGCCGCACGGCAGCACCGGGCGGCACCTCTCGCAGTGACCGGAGCCGCCGGCGTGGCAGGCGCACTCGCAGGTAACGAGGTAGCCGTGCTCGCGCATCAGGTCGTGGTAGAGATCCGCGTCGCCGTGGGCCTGCTCCCACAACTCGCCCGGCGACGGCCCGCTGCCTGGCTGATCGGTCACGTCCGCTCGCCTGTCGTGAGCGCCAGCAGCGCGTAGAGCCGCAGCAGCTCCAGCGGGCAGTCGGGCGCGATCTCGCCGATGCTCCGCGCGATGACGTCCACGTAGTTCAGCGGAGTTGCGGTCTCGTCAGGCACCGGGATCACTTTCCTCAACCGCGCGGGACAGGACCGGGATGTCACCGGCGGCGACCTGTACCTGGACGCCGCGGAACTTCTCCTGGCCGTCGCGGGCGGCGTGCGGCAGGAC